CTTATTTCTATGATTGCCTCATCCCACATAGTTTTAAGTAATTGCTTGACTGGTTGGAACTCTTCCGTTTGGTATAGCTCCTGTAGGGATTTGTGATATGGGATTAGATCCCCCACCTGCTTGATTTCCATTTCCTGCTCCTTCTCCGCCTTGTGGCTGTTGGAATGCTTTGATGATTTTTCCTACATCTGGTAGAATTGTATCTGTGTTATCTTTACCAAAGTTCTTAAGCACTACATACATCGTTGACTTTGTTGCTAGAAGCATGTCGAAGTAATAATCTTTAAGAGGCTGTGGAATATTTGACATTCCTAAAGCTTGAATGATCTGTGCTTGAGAAGCGTAGTATCTATCAAGTCTGTCAGACACTAGGATATCATTCTGCTGATCTAGAGCTTTGTTCAGAGACGCTGTAGTAGCGCGAAGTCTTAGACCAAGAGTACCATCTTTATACATGCTAAGAGCTTCAGTCAGCTTTTCCGCATTCTTACCATATCTCTTAAGCTTCTCTCCGATTCCAAAATGAGAATATATAGTAAGAAACTTCCCACCAATCTTCACATGCGCGAATCTCATATCTCCAGTGCGTAAATTATTACGATTGTTCTGCTGGTTCATGACCATAAAAGTAGTACCAGCACCATAATTTCCACGCTTTGGATTTACAATTCCTCCTCCAGTACCACCGCTCGCAGGGTCTACACCTGTACGCTCCTTAGCAATGGCCATGTGGAATTGGTCTGGGCCATCAGAATAGCCAACATTTGCTCCTGTTTTAATATACTCAAGCTCGCCTTTTCTAGCAGGGATTCCAACCCCAGGGAAGATATCCAACATAGACGAGAGTTTAGATTCAGGATCAATCCTCCATGCTCCGAGCATTGCATAATTGCGGTTATTGGTACGCCAGTTGTTGTTATTGGACACCTCCTTCTGAATCATATGCACCATCTCAGCAAAACCAGTGCCAAGATAGGATTCATCATCATATGCAAGCTTCATATCCTGATATGGGAGCATGTTCTTAGGATAATTACTAAAAGTTATAAAAAGAATGCGTTCTGTCCTCTTGTGATATTTACCGATAAAGGAGTACTTTCTTCCTCCGATGATGTACGTAAAATTAACAGTATAAATATACCACCTACCAGCACCAGCGTCAACTCCAGAGCTGTCGATACTAAATTGCTGATTGATTTCACGTTCCATCTCCGTTTCTTGTAAGGCGTCAGGGCCATTGTTTAGAAGATAATCTATATCAACTTGCTTGTAATATGGCGACTTCGCTCTTAGATCTTTTACTCCCCATTCGTCCAAAGAATCTATATGATAAAACAACTTCATATTCTCAAGCTTCGGAACTGAAGGATCGAAGCCAAAACGATTAAGTGGAAGAAGCTCAGGATGTGGACCGTCATATTTTATGAAGGTTTCCTCTTTAGACTGAACCGGCGCATCGTCAGATTGACCTCCTCCTACATAAACTCGCTCAATCTCTTCCTCAAATTCATATGGAGTATAAATAACTCCAGTGCCATACTTAATAGCAGAATGGTTCGCGGATTGAGAAACTCTGTAGTAGTCTAACTCAGACGGATCATACGCCATGTCCATCAGAAAATCTTGTGTAACTTTCTTAAGTTCCTCTCCGTCTTTATCTACCAGATTCCCACTCATAGTAGCAGACCAGAGAGGATCGTACATCCAGATTCCACCCTGTACGCGTGCTAGAAGTTCATCGCAGCTTGTTCCTATGATCGGAATAACTAGATTGGCCGCTCCAGGCCACGGCCAATCAACGGACTCATTCTTGGGGCGCGCTTTATAAAGTCTGACATACTCTGGAAGTTTCTCAGTACGAAAAGTCTGTAAGCGACGGTCTAAGTGTGCAACTTTGTCTTTGACAAAAGCACAGATATCTCCGTACTCATCTTTCCCAATTTCATCGGAGGTAACTAATGTAGGTGGCTGATAAGACATTTATCGTCCTGCTTGCTGATCTGTGACAAGTGGAGCTGCTGGAACTGAGGTTGTTGTGATTGTACCTGTAGACTTCAAAATTGTAATCGGTGGCGCTGGCGGAAGTGTTGATGCAAAACTCTTAAAGTCTGTAGCCAGCAAACTCAAGAAACGAAAAAAGTATATATAACCTTTTCCACTTGTAGAATCAGGCGGTATCAACGCCTGAACCGCGGCAGAAAAGATTGCATTACCCACAAAGAAAACTAACAACCACTGCTCAGGAACATTCATTTTAAGCTCCTAGAACTTCACATGAGTGAAAATGATATCACCAATACCAGTTATAATCGCTGCCCAGAGAAGAAACTTTAAAGCTCTAAAATCTGAAAGAGTCTTCTCAATGTCAAAAAGTCGAGTGGTAATAGGAGGATTTTCCTTACCTCGTCCCTCGTACATATCTTCATACATTTTGTTTATTCTCCTGAGAGTTTCAGAATCTATTGTATATTGCACATTGGCCCCCTTCTTACGCTACTGCTGCTGTCATCCTGCGAATGAATTGGGCTTTCTGTTTTTCTAGATTCTCACGAATCTTGTCAGGATTAATTGTGTTAAACTTCCAAACTTGAGGACCATAGCTTAGAACATCTAGTAAGTCTATAAGTCCTTTGCGCTGACCATAGCTTTCACATTCTTCCTTAACCTTGTCACAGTTATTCTCATCTAGCCAAATCTCATGAGCTTCTATCATAGGAATGAAGTTTTCGATTCTTTCTTGCTTCGCTCCAGCGTGCTGTGGAGTTTTGAGAGGAAGGAAAACTATTCCAGATAGTTCAGGACGCTCACGCTTGTGATCTTCGACAAATTCATTTAGATGATACAAGAGATATTTCTGCGCAGCTACAGCTTCGATATAGACTTTACGAAGCTTCCACTTGATAGCAAAGAAGAAAATTTTCTTAACAAAGTCCTTAATACTACATGCTTCAGCCCACTGATCTAGAACGTGTACTCTACGTGGATCGCGCTTTACTCCTGTGACTGCGATAGCATGTCGGCAGCGTCCATCTTTTCCTGCTTCTTGGCCAAGATGCGAACCTCCATGGTTAGGATCAACGACCATATAGCGATCATAACTAGGAGACAACACATAAACATCTGGTTCGACATTTCCGTCAGCAACTTTATGGCGGATAACAGTGCGAAACTGAGCAACAGGAATGTTATCAAAAGACAAGATTCTATGAGCAGGAAGTTCTTTAGGAACTGAGAGCGCATTATTCACCTTCTCAAGTCTGAAGTATCTAAAATCTCCCATGTTGATTTTAACTTTAGATGGATCAATAGGAAAATTTAAGAACTGACAACTAAAATGGTAAGAGCCTAAACGCCGCTTCCACTTCAGCAATAACTCCTTGGTCCACTCTTCGGGAAATATCGTCTCCCCAAAAGGATGTAGCCCACAACATCCACCAAGAGCAGAATGGGTAGTACAAGAAAAATAAGGTTCATTCTCACGTATATGAGAGTTGAGATCATCGTGTGTCCAGCGATTGCCGACGACAATTTCATCGAAGTCTTTCCCAGGATTATTCGAGTCACGATCTGTAGCGCCGACAAGAATCTGGTGATAGTCGATTGTGTCTTGCATTACGATAGAAGATTTGCGCGCTTCTCTTCCAACGAGATCATCTTCAACGACCATATCGTAATGTCTGGATTGTAGCGCGGCACCAACACCGATAAAATCAAAAGTACCTTCACCATGACTTCTGCCAGCACTTGTGCGGCGCTGGTGTAGAGAATCTTTTGTCCACGTCTCTTTCTCAGTTGGCATAATCTCTGGGAAGAGTTTTTGAAAATGCTCTGTATTTTCATAATGAGCACTCACCTTCACGCCGAGTTTTACTGCATTAGTTATAGTCTCGGAAACGAGCAGAATTCTGATATCTTGGTTGTGGCATCTGTGCATCCATTCGATATAAAGATCGCTGTAACCAATGCTAGTGAAGAAGTCTTCTTCTCTGTGTCCGAAAGGAAGCGCACGCCAGATAGAGAAGCATTCAGAGTAGACTGAACTTTTAAAGTGATCTCTGGGAATTTCAATAACTTCTTTGAGTCCATCTTTCATCACCGTGAGACACATTTGGTAGTGTAGATTCTTGCGCTTGTCAGGATTCTTAGAGAAGCGATTTTTACCAAGACACCAAACTGAAAAGTAGTATAAATCCATTAAACAATTCGCGCGATAGATTTTACGTTTCTCGGCAGGATCTTTTGTGATATCTGTAGGTATGAGATTATATCCTAGAATTGTCGAGCGCGGAACAAAAGTATCTCCAGTCTCTCCTACTTCAAGAGACTGGAGAACTCTTAGAGCATCGCGCGTTTTTTGTTCTAGGCTCATAGTTAAATGATGTGAAGAAGATACAA